AATGTTCCTGCTGTATTTGCTGCTTTAGCAATGGACTCTGGTACTGCTAGTTTTGCAGCATTTGCATATGCTTGTTGCTGTAGCGCAGAATCTCCTGCACTAAGTTGCCCTTTGTAAACATCAGGCTTTGCAAGTTTTTGATTAACCAAAGCTTGAGCTTTAGCCATCATGTCGGTGGTGTAGTCACCAGCCCAATCAGATAGTCCTTGCTCTTGACCAATTACGCCAGCGGGTACAGATCCAGTATCAGCAAAACGAATTACACCGCCTTTGTTGTATCCTTGGATTCCTGCAAGGCCACCGGGCATAAACTTGTCTGGGTTAATTCGTTTGCCCTGTTGCTTATTGCCTGTACGCGCCATGCGGATCTTGTCCATCATTTTGTAAAGCTGCTGTGCGCCCGCATCAGAATTGCCATTACCAAGATGGGACACAACATCAGCAGGAATAACAAATTCCCCATGAGCGAGGCGAGCAGGTTGAATGCCGTCAATCGTGCCGGGTATCTTATCCGCCATGCCATCTGTATGTCCTTGTAAGTAAGTGCCGCGAGGGCTAGTTGACCCGCCACGAGCCATACGCATTTCCATATCCCTGTCAACAGGAGTATATCCAGCAGTATTAGTAAAAGAAGATTTGTTTGCTTCTGATTTGTTTGCTTCTGTTAATTTATTGGTTATATCTGGGCCTAATGCATTAACCAATGCCCCAAGCCCATTTCCAAAACCAACAGACGGTTCTTTTGAACTTGCATATGTAATTGGTATATTTGGAGCAACCATGCCTTTATCATTAAAGCCAGCTTTTGGAAGATAACTAGATCCTTCATCACTATAAAGATCTTTTTCCGGAATAGATACATCATTAACAGGAGCGCCTACATTTTTTGCAGGCTGTGCGCCTTTCCATTGTCCAATTTGTTCTGCATTGAACTGACCGCCCAACAACAAAGGAGCAATATCTGAATCCTTAAATCCAAATGTTTTTTGTTTTTCAGCGTACAAAGCTTTGGCTTTGTCTTCTTGTCCGCTGGCAGTTAAATCTTTAATTGCTTGTCCAAACTGGCTTATAGCAGCCATTTGTTCTGCGTTTTTTGGATTAAATTTAGACCAAAGAGCATCTGTTCCCGTGCCTCCGGGCAATGTATCAACCCCTGTTCCACTTGGAACAGTAGCATTGGTAAATACTTTTGGTTTGTCAGTTAGATCTGTTTCATTTGTACGACCAAAGAATTTATCACCGGTCGGATCTTTATCCACATATGCAGGATGTGCAGCCGCATAAGCCGCTGCTCTAGCTTTGTTTGCTGCGTTTAAATCTGCAAGCTCTGTGGCATTAGCTGCCTGCAATGCGGCAAGTCCCGCTGCATCGCCTTCTTTTGCAAAGTTTAAACCTGTGAAATATTGATGCCCGCCTTGGCCTTCGCGGAAATCTGCGCCGGGTTCATCTGCTCTGCCCTGAACAGCAGTGTATTTAGGGATCTTTCCTTGGTAGCCAGTTTTTGGAGTTGGTTGGCCTGCTGCGTTATAAGCAGAAACACCGGCTCCAAGGGCTAATAGATCTTTGCCAATCCCCATCAAATCAAGTACGCCATCTTTGGTGTGTGCGCCAAGATATTTATCTACCATCTGCCCCGGCAGTTTGGATAGCTTTGTCCAAAGATCAGGAGCAGTGGTTTTTAATTCATTTAGCTTTGCCAGCGATTCATTAGATGCAGTTGTGCTTCCAACAGTAGATTCGCCGGGTTTAGGGCCAACGTTGTATGGATTTACTTCTGTTGGCGGTACATAACCCGGCTCTCCGGGCTTATTTCCAACAAGGTATGGATTTGTATCAATACTATTATCTCGCGAAATAGTGTTAGTTGATTTTGATTCAGCTTCTGCTAAACGACGAGTTTCTTCCGCAGACTGGTCATCTGATCCATCATCAACATAACTACCACCCCAGCCATCAAAACGCTTGGGAAGACTGGCAATACCACGGGATTTTTGCTTGACCATATTAAGTCCTTACAGTTCGGGCAATTTTAATGCACCTGCTTAAAAATTAGGAAGGATTTGCTTCTATCCCTCTGGGGAACAAAGAAGCAATATCCACGGGTTTTTGAGAGCCAGATGCCAATAGGGCTGATATGGCAGCTTGAGGATTTTTAGATGCACCAGCAAGCTTGGTTGCTGTTTGCAAATAAGGCGTTATGCTTTTGATATCTTGGTTGCCAGTGAAATCACCAACAGTATTTAATATCCCGCCATAGTTTCCAGTTGCTGCGCCTTTGAGCGCACCAGCACCTTTAACAATATCTTGCAAATCTGCATTGCCAGAAAAATTGGCGGCAGATCCCAGCATTGCCAATGGATCGCCAGATTGGATTGCCTTGCCTGCTCTTAAAGCTTGGGCTGCATCTGTATATCCACCTACTCCAGCAAGACCGGCAAGTCCACCAAGTACATCTCCATGAGAAATAGCATCTGCGCCTTGCAATCCTTGTATAAAAGGAGCAAATTCTGGGAAAGCAAAAGATGCCACCATTCCAATTATTGGCATCAAACTACCAAACACCCCGTTGTTTTTTGGGTCAGGCGTATAAGAATTAGGCTGTGCTTGAACGCCCAAATAACGATTATCTACTTTGGCATTTCCGCCATTCTTTTCATTCCATGCTGCCACGCTATCTGTATATAGCTTATCAATTGTGGCTTTTGCAGCTTTGGCATCTTGGTCGGAATCCCAAGGACGATTCATTTCCTTGCCGTAACGGGCAATGTGGCCTTCGTTAAATACGTTATATAACTGATTCCAAGTGGGCGGATCTTTTTGGTCAGCCAATGCAGCGGGCGTAAGATTGTTAAACGCCTCCATCTTGGCTTGCTGTTTATCCACCTCTTCCTGCGTTAGCGTATGACGTTTTTCTGCATCATCAGGCCGTCCGCCGTGGTCAAAACGCAAAACGCCACCTTCGCGGTAGCCTTGGGCTTCTAACATGCCTATTGGATCTGGCGCTGCATTTTGTTGATTTCCAAAAGAATTGTTAGGGGAATTATTGCTCCCATTAAACAAAGTGTTATTTCCAGAGTTAACTGAAGAGCTGCCAATGTTAAGGCCGCTGCTACCAAAAGGCAAAGAACTGCCTTGTTGATAACCTTGAGATTGCAGCATCTGTAATACGTCTTGCATATTATCCAACTTTCCAATTAGTACCATCGGAATAAACAGGCACAGCCACTGCTCCACCAGTTACGACTGTTGACCCAAATGTTGGAGCCAAAGCATTAGTTACAAAAGCCCGCGCACCTTTGCCTGATGTGGCAGCGCTAGGAAGCGTTGCAACGGTGTAGTTATTCAATGGAGGAATAACTAAGGAGCCTTTCATCTGCCCCATGATATTGTCTATTTGATTAAAATATAAACGTAAAACATTGTTTAACTGATTTATATAGTTAACATCATACTCTGGCGTAGCCGCAGGCAAGCGCGGCGCTACAGTTTGGTTTAAATCAAATTCAGAAAAAACAATGTAGCTCATCGTCTGCCATCCGGACGTAAATCAATACGGGGGCTACCAAGCTGCCACTGCGTACCAATTTTGTTAGAAGTAATCCTCATGGACATCTGCCGTCCACGAACCCTAATGTAAATCTGCCCATTGTAAGTATCCAAGTCAATTGGATATGTCTGCGTGGCTGTTACCGCTTGAGAAGCATCAGAGCTTGTTCCGCCTACCGATTTTGGATCGTTGTAACCAGAGCCAGAGTTTTGCAATGGCAAAAGCTGCATAGTCAATGCTGGCGTGGTTCCATCTGTAGACCCACGGAACGTCAGATCAGGCAACATCCTCCAAACAAAAGCCAAGTTATTCCCATCGCCAATATCAAACTGTGCGCTGGTAATAGATGCCTCAATAGCTGCCGGGGTTCCGCTAACGTTATCGTCTACGCCTTCCTCATGGTTTACAAGATTGTAGGAATAAGTAGCCGCCACAGGATAATTGCGTAATCCAGTATCTAACCATGCAGTACGCCCCATAGTCCCGTAATACCAAGCATTTTCAACGTAGTTGTATATAACGTATTTATCGATAGTATTACTATCTGCTGAACAATAAAACCACCAAACTTCATTAAATCCTTCATTAGTACTGCCAAATACTTGGTCGGATTGAACAAGATTAATATCGCTATAAATGTATTGACGCAGATCGCAATTTAATGTTTGTACACGACCATCGTATTTGTAAAATTTATCAACGCCCATCCAGTAAGTAATACCAGATGCCAATACTGTTGCGTTCTGCCCAATTAAAGATACATTATCTCCTAGCAGTTGATTGCCCCAAACATATGGTGGCCCAAGATACTGAAGAGAATAAATGGTTGAATCTGTCCACACCAAAATCTCTTGGCGGCTTTGTAGGACGGACACAATTTTGGAACCGTGGGACAGGCGGACGCTGCCAGCTTGGTTAGTGACTGCTGGATACCATGTGGTTACAGATTCTTGGTCAGACCAACGAATAAGCATAGGATCAAGGGTTGTACTACCATAATCATTTGTACCAAAAACTAAAACAAATCGGCTTGCATCCGATATTGTGAAAACATTTTGATACAACGGCACATATGCATCTGCATTTGCCAAAGAAGATACTGGGACACCTCTTGGAGAAATGCTTTGTGTACCAGATTGCGTACCACTTGTATTAATTGATGCGCCACCATACGTTGCAGACAAATTAAACGTAGAGCTTGTTAAGTATTTAACGTAATAAACCACTCCGGGAACTAATCCTGTAGGTAGCGCCCCAGTAGTGGTAAATGTAATTGCTGTTCCCGCTGTCAATCCAAGTGAACAAGTTACAACGCATGGGGATGCAATTGTCATAGTTACTGAAGATTCTGTATAGCCTATAGAAGCATCCCAATAATATAACGGGCCTCCATGCGCTCCATATAACAAATTTTGACCAAAGTTATTTTGGTTCCATATCCTAAGTGATTCTCCGGCAGAAGATGTTCCAATACCCCAAGAACCTGCTCCCCAAGCTCCAGCACCCCAGCCGGAAGCAGGGGAATAAATTGCTGGCCCAGCATTTACTTGGTAAACAACATAAACAGTTCCTCCGCCAGTTGTTGAAGAAGATGCCGTACCTGTTACAGTGATGCTGTAGGATGTTGTGGAAACATACGTTATCTGGTATTCGCCACTAACAGTAACACCACCTACCGCAGATGCATTGTAAAAAGTAACATAGCTATTGTTTGTAAATCCACCATTAGCATCAGTAACAGTTACCGTTGTTGTGGTTCCTGTGTTTGTAGATGTAGAGGTGGCAAATGGGTTGGTAAGCGTTACTTCGGCGCGGATTGGCGTAACGTCATAATATTTACCGCCATTTTCTATGTAAAACTTTAAATGCGTTCCAACACCCATCAGGTTTTGTCCTGCTAGGGTTATCCAATTCCAAAGTGAACGGCAAACGCCAAGAAATGTGTAACCAGAAATAAGCTTCCATCCGCCAATTTTTTCAGGCGTACCTTGGCGAAACCGAATCTTGTCGGATTCATACCAGCCGTTCTCGTTGGTGTAACGGGTGTTTTCCCGGTTAACCCCCGGCTTCAGCGTCAGTTTTTGTAATGGCATGGGTCAATCCAATAATCGACATTCGGAAGTTCTGCGTTTAAACAATCCCGGCAAGACTCGTCCATTACCTTTAGTCCAAAGCATTAATTGCTCCTTGGCCCCGTCCCAGTCTTGAGCGTTGATTTTACGCTTGAGTGTACTTGTCTGCAACCGGCCTGTGCCTAAGTTATAAGCAAAATCTACGATGGCGTTGCACTTGCGCTCGTCGGTAAGTAGTATGGGGCAGTGGCGCAGCACTCCCGGTAAGAAAGTGTGGTGTAGCTCGTGAAGCAACAATTCGGCTGCTGCTGGCTCTGAGATTGGCGAGTCAGATAGCGCAACCTTTGCACCATTTGAATAATAAGTAGACCCATATCCAATAGTAGGAATGCCCGCAGGACAAAGATAGGGTTTACCCCTAAACCCCTCATACTGTTTACACAGTGATGCGGCAATGTCCAGTTTCATAATCCACGCTTGGCAAGCGTCCGATCAAGAAACCAATAGTTCAACGTACCTGCTACTAGTGCAGCAAAATCAGCCGACATGATGAGCTTGAACACAGTCTCTGGAGAAGCGCCAGCAAGCCACGCAGTGAAAGCAAACCAGATATGAGCAAAGCTCCACAAAAACAAAATCCAATAAGTTGCCACGGGACGAACGGATGCGGACAGACTTGCAGCCCATCCTCCAGCTACCTTGACCATTTCAGTTTGCTGCTCAATTGCAGAGTTAAACGCATCCATAACGCCAGCATCTACAGTAGCTTCGCGTTGTGCGCCAATCTCAGCCAGTTTCTGCTGACCACGCAGGGTTTCCAATTGGCATTGCTGGGTGAACATAGCCAGCTCATGCGCTCGCTCGTTTTTCTTGTCCATCCACTTCAGCACCTCTGGTGCCAAACGGAAAATGCCCCCAAGCAGGGAGCCAAAGATACCGCCGCCTAATAGTTCAAGCATATCAATCCTTTCGCTTGCAAGGCAAGTCTTCGTCTTTGTTTGAACCTACTTTTAGGCCGGACAACCAACCAATCAAACCACCAATAATGGTTTGGAATGCTGGCCCAATGATTTCAAAAATCTTTGTGTTATCCACTTCCTTAACAAACAGACCGTGGATTAAAGCCCAAATCAAAGAAAGCACCACCGCGCACAAGGTAGCGGTAACCATATATGTAACGACAGAAACTAGCTTATCCTTTTCGTTCATTTGTTTTCCCTCCGAAATGCTTTCTCGTACCCCTGTATCACTTTTGCGCGTAGCAAAGCGTTGTCGGATGCGCCCGACCATTCTCCCAATGAGTTCCAAATATCCTCGTAGTTTTTGGTACTGCATACATTTTTATCTAACCATTCCAGCATGGCTATGCGCCGTTCCATTGGATCGTGTATTGTCCACGCCATTACATACAAATCGGATACCGAACAGCTCTGCACTTTTTTGGGCTTTGGCGCTTCCAATTTTTCCGGCGGAGTTCCAGACAGAATGAGCCTGTCCTCTGCCGATGACACTGTAATAAGCGCCAAAAAAAGTAGGAGAAGCCAGCGCATTTATCATGGCTGTGTGGGCCAATTCACTTCCCAAGGGAACCCAGATTGTGTAGGAATATCACGCAGTGCTTGGCAGTAATCAATCCATGCTTGTGATGGAGTTAAATCACTACGGAAACGCCAATCTGTTTTAGCTAGTTTGCTATCACGTTGCTGACGAACAGCAGTTGCTGCATTATTAAACCGCTGCGTTACTTCTTCAGTTGTTATTTCCCGCACTTGCCACACTTGCGTCCAACGCTGTGCATCAACATTAAATACCGGCGTATCTTCTACCAATACTTGTGTGTCCGACAAAACTGGCGGCGTGGCAAAGTACACGCGCATAGCGCCATACTCAGCCATCAACGTATCGTTAACATCAGCAGGGAAGCTGGTATTAGGATTAGCGCGTTTTATGTCGTTGATACTGTACGGATATTGCTTGACCGCACCGTTTTCAATAAGTGCAAACATAAATTTACCCCACCTGTTTTTTTATAACAGACAACATAATCTTGGCTTTTTTCTGCTCAAGTTTTTCAGATGCAAGCAAATTATGCAACTGCTCAATAAAAGCTGAAAGTTCATAATTTTCATTGGGCGGCAGATTTTCAATTTCTTCCAAGGCCAACATGTAGTTATCAATGTTGATCTGGTAGTGCATAACCTCTTGAATTCTGGCATCCAAAGATGCTTGCAAAATTTCTTCACGGGTTTGGGGTTGGTTTTCAGTTTTGTTTTCCATGATTTTCCTTTATGTTAAGAAGTAATTTTGCCAAATGCTATACCGTTTCCGTTGCTTGGTGGCAAAGTAGCCGGGTCAGAATATTTAGTGCCAAATCCAGACCCAGACCAAGGATAAGCGTAAACATAAGGTGTAACAGAGTGCGATATTGCTATTGCAGAACTGTCAGAGCTAAAAGCTACGCCGGTTCCAGTATTGGTAGGCACTGTAGATGGATCAGCATATCTAGTCCCAAAACCTGAACTTGACCACGGATAGACTGCTACACATGGCGTAATAGCATGGGATACAGCTAAACTTGCTCCATCTGGACTAAATGCTACACCACTTCCGCTAGGAGGCAATGTAGCTGGATCAGAAAACCTAGTTCCAAAACCACTACTTGACCAAGCAT